AAATCTAATTCAAATAATTGAGATTCTAAATAAGGTGTAGCTACTTCAAAAACTTTTGCAGAAGTTCCGCCAGAGGTATAGGTTGTAAAACCTGTTCCATCTACATCATCACCATCTACATCAGTAAGTTCAAAAGTATTAGCAGTTTTATCGGCAACTAAATAAAAATTTCCATTTATTTCTGTCATACCGCCAACAGAAGAAATAAAAACTTCATCACCATTGGAATAACCGTGACTTGTTGCAGTAACGACAACAGGATCAGCAGAAGTCGCTCCAGTTATAGTTACACTATTTTCAAGAACAGCTCCTTCATTCCTGAATACACGCATATATAATGCTGTGAATTCAAGCATGTAAGCCTGTTCATCGTTAAACTGAAAAGGCATAAATCTAGCAATCCGATTCAGTCTAGTATGATTAACATATCTTGAACCTGAACGATAACGAGCAGAACCTTGAGGTTCTACAATAAAATTTTCACAAAGTTCAAGACCACGCTTATAAAGTTTTAAATTAAACCGCCCATGAATTTTCGGACTTAATTCTCCGGCAGAAAAATCACTTTGTATAATATTACTAACTGTCAAATATTGTATCCGTTCCGGCTACATTAGAAGTCATTCTCTGTCTTGCTTCTCTTAATTTACTTCGTTGAATTCTTATTGGAGGTCGTTCCTGACTATTTACTGCTTTAGCTTCTCCTCGTAATTCTATTCTAGCTTCTCTTAATTCTTTTTTAAGAGAAGGTTTTAAATTAAATGCAAAAGAAACTCTCCAAGCTATTTCAACTGCAAGTAAATCAATAAAAAGAGAATCAAATTTGGTGACATCAGTTTCATCTACTGTGTAGCCAATATTAATAGATGTTGCTCCGCTATTATCTAAAAGAAGTTGTTTACCTTCAAGAACATATTTTCCTTTATAATCCATAATGCTATCGTCACCAATAAAATTTAATCTAACAAGAGTACTAGGCAAATTATAAGCATCTGCCCAACTATGTGTAGGATCGGTAGTATCTCTTGAAATAGCAGCTCGTGCTTTGGCAAAACCCCAAGGATGAGCTCTTAATAAAGCTCTACGAGTAACATCATACCAACGAGCACATTTTATTTCTTGTTCAGTAGTCGGAGTATCAATATTAACAATAATTCCTCCACCCATATGATCCATTGCCAGATTACAAATATCTACTTTTGAAGTTGCTGTTGAACTCATACTATCTCCAGAAAAAATTAAAGCGATACGATGCTATTAACATCGCACCGCTTTAAAGTAAAAAGTAACATTATCCTTCAAGAAATAATGCTATAATAGTAATTGTACCTGCTGCTGCACCAACAGTATTTGCTGTCAAAGCAATATCATAACCTTGCTTTGCAGTATTAACTGTATGTCCGGCATGCTCATAGATCTTCTTTTCAAGATCAGCAATATCAACGGCAGATAAACCATCAACAGCTTCATCTTGAGCAGAAGTACCTCCACCCCTTGTAATAGCAGCAGCCATAGTTTGTCCATCCATAAAAGCATCTGCATCAATTACTGTTCCATCAGTACCATTAGGTGATGTTTGATTATAAAGTCCAAGATCAAAATCAGTACCAGAAGTTATAGCATCACAATAAACTTTAATGTCAATGGGAATTAAATTCCCACTTACACCTTTAAAAAACCTGTAAACAGAAGTATCATCATCGGCAACGGCAAGTTCTTCTGTAGCCACCATACCAACAACTCTTGCTCCATTTACAAGTGCCGCATTAGCAATCTTTAGAGAAGCTAATGAGCTATTAACATATTTGTCTTGTACAGCCATTAGATTGCTCCTTAAAAAATTTTGAAGTAGATAAAATATTAATCAGTTGTCTGAACTTTTTGAACATGTACTCCTTCAGTCCTAACAGCACCAAGAATACCAGTAATTTGTACTTGATTTACATTTACAAGATCTGGTCTGTCTTTAATTGTTATCTCCATATCCTGAGATAAACCATAACAAAGACCTCTTGAAGTTATAGCAAAACAATCCCTTACTCCGCCAGATACAGGCAAAACAGGAACTCTTGCATTTGCAGCAAACTTGATTAAATTAAGTCCGGCAGCTTGAACCATTGAACCTTTTTCTACAACAAAATTTCTTGTAAAGTCACCACTAATCAATTCTGATTCTTTCATCAAAGCAGTATGCTCATCACCAGAAATTGCAAAAACCATTGCTTCTTCAATATCGTTTCCGACATCAGCATCTATCCAGTTTTGGTGAATTGTTAAAAGATCATCGTATTCAATTCCGCTAGTAGCTGTAACAGTAAAAGCTCCGTCAGATGCAAATGTAACATCTGTTTCAAAATCTCTCCCGGTTGAAACAGTTGCAAATAGAGCATCTACGCCAACTCTATCAAAAACCCTTTCCATAGCTTTTATACAAGCTATAGCATACTCACTTTGGGGTTCAATAAGAACACCAAGATCATCCATTTTGTCAATTGGAAGAGTTACTGCAAATCTTCTTCGTGTAATTTTCCTTCTAAGATGATCAATATCATCAAAGACAGTTGCTTGTACTCTTCCTGATACTTCTCTCGCTTCAACATCACCCAATCCATCGTAAGCAAAAAGATCGCCTATCATCGGCTTAACCTGTACATATGGTCGCAATCTTGCTCTGATCTGCTGAGATTCATGTCTCAACTGATCGCTGAATTGGATGATCAAGGCTTTATCAATATTATCATTAGCCATAATTTGAATCTCCAAAGTAAAATAAAAAGTATAAAGTAAAACGGTAACTATGCCCGACTTGATAAAATCGGAAGTGTCCTAGCTTTTTATGATAGCCTAGATCAAATAGTTTAACTATTAACATCGGACTGTCACCAGATACCCGATACTTTATGTCAACATCTTTCCAATCATTGCATAATTTTCCTTAATTTCTTCATTGATCCTTTTATGATCAGGATGAAAAGCATCGCTTCTTGCCGGATGATTTAAAAGATCTCTACCTTTTTTCCTAAGATCATCAACACCAGAAGCTCCAATATTTGCTCCTCTATCATTAATACTATCTTCGTCAATATATCTTGTTTTAATTTTATCAACAACAGCAGCCATTGTAATTAATGCTTGATTATCTAAATTAGTAAAATGATCTGCAAATCCATCTGGTATATTTTCTTTAATAATATTTTTTGCTTCTGCAAGAATACTATCTGAATTATCACCAAAGGTTTTTGAACTCAATTCATTAAATTCAGTATCTAATCTTGTTTTTTCAGCAACCTGTAATTCATTAATAAGTTTTTCAAATCCTACTTGTAACTTTGTTGCGGATTTACTAGATAATCCAGAGTTGTGAAATAACTGTTTTACTTTATTTTCATATTCTGTATCAATTTCTGTTCCTTGTTCTCGTTCAAAAACATAATCTTCAGCTTTCTCAGGCATACCTGCTGCTAAATTAAAAGCTAATCTATCTTCATCAGAAGTTTCATCAGTTGGAAAAGTAATTTTTTGTTTTCCTATTAAACTCTGTGCACCATCAAAAGCCTTATATAAAGACTCTTCACTATTTATACCTTTCATATACGGCTTATCCCGATAAGCTTCTGGAACAACAAAACCATTTCCTTCTTTTTCTGATTCAACAGCAGTTGTATGTGCCTGAACTGTTGTTGAAACATTTGTTTGTTCTTGTAAAGTATCTGCCATAACCTGCCTCTCCTTATTTAAATTCTATCTTTTTTAAATATCTATCTGAAATATTTGTACGCATATCTAAATAAACACTCCTGCGAGCTTCTAAATAAACTGATATTTCTTTATTTATTTCTCCTGTTGTTGGATTCATAGTAACTGTATTTTTATGGAATCCTAAAAGTTCCATAAAATATTTAAAAAGATTTCTTCCATCTTCTGTAGCAGCAACTGCATCAAACATGGCTTTTAATTTATCATTTGCTTCTTTTGCTAATTTAGCTTGTTTGGCTTTTTTTGCTGCTTTCTCTTTTGGTGTTAAAATCATTCCTTCTTCTGATTCGGATTATTTACATTATTCATAGTTGCTTGAGCTTGAGCAAAATTTCTAGAAATCTCAGAAGCTTCTCTTGTGGTTTCCAATTGTTGCTGCTGAGCTGCTTGTGCTGCTCTCATTTCTCTTAATTCTTCAACAATATCAAGTCCTCGTACCATTTTTTTGATGCTCCAGTTAATTCAGAAGTACGCCTGATAAGAGCATCAAGATCAACATTATCAATAGATTCAGGATTTATCTGGGCAGTTATATTAAGAATTTCTAATGTTGCTATATTACCTTGAACCTCTTCAGCTTTTATAGATCTTTCAGCAGGTGAAATATACTTAATTTTAAATATCTCTTCACCATTAGCTGATTTTTCAACTAACTGATCAGGAATAACTATAGGTTCTACACCTTGTGCATAATAAGCTTCTTCTTCTGGTGATCCGCTAATAACTCCTAATCTTCCATCTTCAAAAAGAATATTTATTGTTCTCTCAATTAAATTATTAAAAATTTCCGCTTTCTTTCTTGTAAAAAGAGCACCTAATGATTGACCTCTAAGTTCATTACGAATATTCGCTTCACCAAGAGTCATGCGAGTTTCGTTATTAAGATCAAGAAGCCTGTCAATCATAAAATGATTACTTATTGCTTCAGTAAGTTTTTCTACCATTAAAACTAAAGGCTGAAGATCTCCTACTGTTGTAAGTTCTATTATAGGTTTTGCGATTCCAGTTCTTTGTGCAATATTAAAAACATTTATAGCTCCGGCACTTGTATCAATAGTTGTAGTTCCAAGATCACCATCTGCTAATACTGCCAAAGGTGGATCTGCCTGTTTTTCAGCTGCTACAGTTAGAGTCTCCCAAACTACATTAAGTTCTATAATATCAGG